TTATTTCGCTGCTTTGTCGATGCCAAACGCCAGGTTGATGCCGTAGGTTGCGGCGTTGTGCATACGCCGTGCGAGCGCGTGATGAGCGCTTGCAGGGTTTATCTTTGCAGCTTTTTCAGAGCGTGCAGCCGCATCCATAAAGTATTCAATGGTTTTTAAGCCATCGTTGTTGAAGTCGCGCATTTTGGCGTTAAATATTTTTTTGGCGGTTTCCCATTTTGTTGGAAATTTGGGGTAGATGCTTGTCATTTTTCTCTCCTGAGTTAGTGGGCTTCATTGCCCTATACATTACATATAGGGCCATTGGCCCTAATTACAAGAGTGGCAAGTCAAAAAAAGTGAAAAAAAGTTAAAAAAACCGCCATCCAGAGTATTTTTTTTCGCCAAATGTTACGGGTTAGAAAATTTTTGGGGTGAATGCGTGGCTGAGCTAGAAGAAATGACCGACGATGAGTTGCAAGCCATCGTCAGTACCGCTGTTAAAGACGCGGTTGAGTTTATTGACGCTGAGATCACGCCGCGCCGTGTTCTAAGCCAGGAAATGTTTGACGGCCAGACGCGCATTGGCGCAGAGGATGGTCGGTCATCTGTCGTGCGGTCTGTCATTCGGGATACGGTGCGCGCGGTCAAGCCAAGCCTCATGCGGATCTTTGCCAGTAACGACAAGGTCGTGCAGTTTGAGCCGGTCGGGCCAGAGGATGTTCAGACCGCTGATATGGCCACCCAGGCGATTAATCATATTTTTGAACAAAACGGTGCATACCGGCTGCTTGATGATGCGTTCCACGATGCTCTGGTTAAGAAGTGCGGGATCTTAAAGGCTTACTACGAGGACAACGATGAACAAACTATTCACGACTATACGGGACTGGATCAGCAAGCTTTTGACTTCCTTGAAAGCCAGCCTGACGTCGATGTTCTCTCGACTGTCATTGAAACGAAGGTTGAAATCGGTCCAGACGGCGTTGAAGCGGAAGTGCCTGTCATTGATGCGCGCATTGCGCGGCGTAAGAGAACGGGTCAGATTAAAGTCGTAAGCGTTCCAAGCGAGGAATTTTTTATCAATCGTGACGCGCGCAGCATCGATGATTTTTATGTGTGCGGCCACCGGACAGAAATGCGTGTCGGTGACTTGGTTGCGATGGGATATGATTTTGATGAAGTTAGCGACCTGACCGGCCTCTCTGACGCGACTGATACCCGCGACTTGGAGAAATCAGCGCGGCGTGGCTTTTACACTAATGACGATGATGACGATCCTGGTCGTGATCCGACGATGCGCCTGGTTGCTGTCACTGAGGCGTTCATGCGCGTCGATCCATTTGGGACCGGCATCCCATCGCTCTATCGCTTTGTCTTGGGCGGCGGGACGTACAAACTGTTAAGCGCAGAGCCGTGTGATCGTGTGCCGTTTGCGATCTTTGAAATCCAGCCAGAGCCACACACGTTTTGGGGTACATCAATTTCTGACTTGTTGATGGATGATCAGGACGCGGCGACATCGATCTTGCGCGGTATCTTGGACAACGTGGCGATGACTAATACGCCGCGCCTGGCGATCACAAATGACGTAAATGTTGACGATGTTTTAAACAACGAAATAGGTGCTGTAGTGCGCCAGAGAGTGCCTAACAGTGTGCAGACATTGACTGTGCCATTTGCGGCTGGTCAGACGCTCTCAGCCCTTCAGTATGTCGATCAGATGGTGGAGACAAAGACCGGCGTGAAGTCGGATAGTCAGCTGCACCAGGACGCGCTCCAATCGACCACTGCTTTAGCGGTCCAGGCGCAAATGCAAAGCGCGGCTGCGCAAATTGAAATCATGGCGCGAAATCTGGCAGAGGGTGGCATGAAGCAGCTGTTCAAGCTGTTATTACATCTGTTCATACACCACACAGACGGCGAGAAGATGATGCGCTTGAACAATGCCTTTCAGCGCATTGATCCGCGTTCATGGCAAGCTGACATGGACTTGACGGTTAATGTTGGATTGGGAACTGGACGCGAGGATGAGCGCCGCGCAGCGTTGATGCAAGCGCTTCAGATGCAGCAACAAATTTTGCAGACCATGGGGCCACAAAACCCGCTAGTTTCGTTGACCCAATTCCGCAACACGCTGTCTGATCTTTTGGGGTCAGCCGGTATTAAAAACAGCGACCGGTACTTCCAGCCCATCAATCCGCAAATCGAGCAGCAAATGGCGCAACAGCAAGCGCAAGCAGCGCAAGCGCAGCAAGCGATGATGCAGCAACAAGATCCAACGCAGGGCTTGATGCAGATTGAGCAGATGAAGCAGCAAGGAAAGCTGCAAGGCGACATGATGAAACTTCAGCTGGACGCTCAAAAGTTCCAGGCTGAGCAACAAATGAAAGAGCGTCAGATGGCATTCCAAGATGACCTGGCGCGCGACAAAATGGTTCAAGATCTGGCGGTCAAGGTTGCGATGATCTTGGGGCAGTATGGCACGGCGGTGGATACCGCGATGATTAAGAATGAGCAGAACGCGGCGCGGGAATATGATGGATTTAGCAACTAAGGCAGCGCGTGTTCGCAGCTTTTTACAGGATGATGTTTTTAGAGATCTGGTTGAGAAGCAGAAGCAAGATCAGATCAATGTATTTCTCGACCCAGGGTCTACCCTGGAAGAGATAGACGAGGCGCGGCGTCAGGTCCGTGCAATTGAGGATTTGCTCGGTCAAATGAAGAGTGTTTTGACCGATGCGCAAATCCACGAAAGCAAGACTAAAAAACGAGGCTAGCACCGTGGAAAACACGACTAGTGAATTAAATGTCGCTGACCCACGATCAGTGGCACAACATTTGATAATACAAAGTAAACCACAAGAGGAAGCACCTCAAGAAGAGCCTTCAGATGAACTTGTGGAAGAGGTGGAAGCGGAAGCGGAAGCCGACATTGAGGATGAGGAATACGCAGACGAAGAAGCGACACTTCCAGACGGCCCTGAAGAAGCTCTTTTTAAAGTCAAGATTGACGGCGAGGAGCGACTGGTACCCGAAGAGGAACTGAAACGCGGATACTCTGGTCAGAAGTACATCCAACAAAAAATGCGCGAAGTGGCAGAGGCTCGAAAGCAAGTCGATGCTCAAATGGCACAAGCGCAGCAAATGGAGGCGCAGTATGCGGCAGCTATAAAAGCTTACGCGGAGCGGCTGCAAACGACAGATCCAACGCCGCCACCTCGGTCAATGCGGGACACAGACCCGATTGGTTATTTGGAGGCGATGGAAGACTACAGGCAAGAAGTCGATGCGCGACAGAGACTGCAACAAGAGCAGCAACTTTTAGCGCAGCGAGAAGCGCAGACCCAGGCGCAACAAAGGGCAGAATATGTAAAGGCACAGACGCAAGTTGTGTTGGAGCAGATCCCTGAGTTGCGAGACGCCGAAACGGCACCGAAAGCTATCGAAGCAATGATGGCTGAGGGGCGCAGACGGGGTTTTACGGATGCTGAACTGAAGGGGGAGAGTGATCCTCGTTTTGTGATGGCATTGCACGAACTGGCCAAAATGCGCGCCCAGGGCAACTTGGGAACCAATCGCGAAGTCAAGCGCGGAGCGATTAAGCCTGGAGCGAAAAAGTCGATTGTCAGTACGTCCAAGAAGCGAGCGGATGCAGCGCGTCAGAAATCAAGAACGACCGGCAAAACAGAAGACATTGCCGCGTTTCTACTGACCAAAGGATAAGGAAATGGCAGTCAATTCAAATACCGTCGAAACCTTCGACGTCACCGTCCTCAGAGAGGATCTCCAAGAAGCGCTAGAAATGGTGTCTCCAACAGACGCCCCATTTATGAGTGCAATCGGTAAGCGCTCCGTAACCAATACACTGTTTGAGTGGCCAGAGATTTCTCTCGCGGCTGTCAATAGCTCAAACCGCGTGGCTGAAGGTGAAGCAGCGCCTGGCAACGATGCAGCAACTCTACCTATACGTGTACAAAACTACACGCAGATCTCTGACAAAGTTGTTGAAATTTCAGATACAGCTGAAGCGGTCAATGGTACGTCAGACGTGCAGACAATGGCTGAACAAGTCGCTTTAAAGTTGAAAGAGCTAAAGCGCGACATGGAAACCATGCTAACGGCAAACGTAGCGGCCAGCGCGGGGTCATCTGGCTCAGCGCGCACGACAGCTGGCTTGGGTGCTTGGATCAAGACCAACCAAAGCGTAGGCACTGGCGGTGCTGCTCCGACAACATCAGGCACCGGCAATGCTGGCTACCCTGACGCGGCGCGTACTGACGGTACTCTCCGTACTATCACTGAGGCGATGATGAACGATGTTGTCAAGCAGTGCTGGGACGAGGGTGCAGAGCCAACTCTTATGATGGTTGGATCAGCGGTTAAGCAGAAGGTATCTTCTACCTTTACTGGTAATAGCACTCGCTACAAGCAAGCTGATGATGCGCGTCTGCAAGGTGCGATTGACATTATCAACACCGATTTTGGTGAAATTAGCTTGGTGCCAAACCGCTTTAGCCGCGCCCGTGATGCCTGGATTTTGGACCCCAACTACGCACAAATTGCGTACTTGCAGGAAACCAAGCAGCAAGACATCGCGCGCACCGGCCACGCTCAGCGCAAGTTGATCAGCTGCGAGTACGGGCTGCAAGTGACTGAAAAAGGTCACGGCCTCATCGCAGACGTTCAAGGCTAAATAACAGAGCGCCCAGGGCAACTTGGGCGCTCCATTCACTGAGGTTTCAAATGTTCGTAAAAGAAGAAGACGGCAAGGTTCACATCAAGACCACTGAAAACGTGGCCCCTATCTTTGATGCAGTCAAAGATCAGCGGGATATGTATGCTGAGTTGCCGCGCTTTACCCAGAATAACCGATATGTCGGAACAATACCTGGCACTTTAGCTGCGCAGTGGGCGATGGAATGCAAAAGCGCACCAGGCACATCTGAATTTCTTGAATACGTGAAAAAGAAACTTCTCTCCGGCGACTACTCAAAGCTTATCGTACAAGGATACTAAGATGGCTCTTACCAATTATTCGGAATTGCAGACTGCAATTGGCGATTGGCTCAATCGGGCCGATCTTGATCAAAAAATACCTGACTTTATTGCGCTGGCAGAAAGCACGTTGAATGACGTTCTGCGATCAGCTGACATGGTGGCAAGCACCACAGCCTCTATATCAAGTGGACGCGCTACACTTCCAGCTGATGCGCTTGAAATTGTGTATGTTCAAGTGGCAGACACAGAAGATGAGCCTCTGGAGCAAATTGCGCCTCAGCAATTGACCATGCTGCGCCGCACACGCACCAGGGACGCTGGAAACCCCAGGTTCTACGCTATTGTCGGGCGGCAACTTGTCGTGACCCCAACGCCCTCTGGCGCGCTCAGCTTGGATCTTGATTACTATCAGCGCATACCAGCACTGACCTCGTCAAACACAACCAACTGGCTTTTGACTGATGCGCCACATGTGTATCTTTACACGTCTTTGCTCCACGCAACTCCATTCCTGATGGATGATGCGCGCTATCAAGTGTTTAACAACACGGTCAGCCAGCAGGTGATGGCAGCGGTTAAATCTCAGCAAACGCTCAGCTTTGACGACATCAAGACTGCTGGCTTCTCGCTTAGCGCTCCAACTGATCTTGCCGCCCAGGCGCAGTCGGCACTGGGTGCGGTGAGCAACGCTGCTAACAACGCATAAGGGTCGATAGATGCCTTCGACATACCAAGAGTTAAAAGATCAGATCATAAATTTTGTGAACAAGCCTGACATCGATCAGACCGTTGACACGTTTATCGATCTTACTGAGGCAGAAATGTCGAGGCGTCTAAGACACTGGCGCATGGAGCGGCGCTCAACTGCGATATTAAATTCGCAGTATGTGCCGCTTCCATCTGACTTTATTGAGCCTGTGCGGCTTTCAATTACGTCTGGTGATACATATGTGCTTGAGGCAGAGAGCCAGGCGCAGCTGATTGACCGGCGCGCTGAAGCGGGAAATACAACCGGCTTGCCGCGTTACTACGCCATCATCGATGGAACAATTGAAGTTTTTCCAACGCCAGATAGCGATTACACGCTCGAAATGGTCTATGTGTCCAAGGTACAGGCACTGACATCGTCCAACACCACAAACTGGGTGTTGGATTATTTTCCAGACGCATATCTCTATGGGTCTTTGATGCACACAGCGCCGTTTTTGGAAGAAGATCAGCGATTAACTGTTTGGAGCAGTCTTTTTGAAAAAGCAGTCGAAAGCATCAACCAGGAAAACGCAAACGCAAAATTCGGCGGCGCGGGACTGCGCGTCAAAATAAGGAGTTACTAGAACATGGCAAGCATAGCAGATTATGTACTGGACGCTGCGCTATCGAAATTGGATACAGAGGCCAATCGGGTCGATATTTGTTCCTCTGAGCCAACCACCTATACAGCGGCAACATCTACGAACACTCTCGGCAATTCAACAAGCATTAGTATTTCAGCGCCCACTGACGGCGACACGTCAGGGCGCAAAGTCACGCTGAGTGCAATTTCTGGTGCGTCTGTGACTGGCACGGGAACGGCGTCTCACTTTGCTATTACTGACACAACGAACAGCCGTCTCTTGGCGACTGGAGCTTTGTCAGGCGGTGGTCAGCAGGTTACCTCTGGAAATACTTTCAGCCTCACAGCCGTGGACATCGAAATCCCAGATCCATCATAAGGGGTTAACATGCCTCAGTTTGCTGACCGCGTCAAAACGACCTCGACTTCGACGGGGTCGAGCGCGATTACTTTGTCATCGTCCGGTGCGACCGGATACCAGGCGTTTCCATCCAGTTTGGATGG